TCAAATACAGAACGTTTGAAAGATTTATTAAAAAATCAGATAAGGCCGCTAAAAAATTTGAAATAATTAGTATGCTTAAAAAAAATGGTTGTACCAAACACGATTACTACGATAAACTTAAACTTAAATATGTATGGCTTTGTAAAAAAATGGATGAGCCAGTCATAGAAAGATCAAATGTTATTTTCCAAAGAAAAAAAGCACCTTTTGAAAAAGAAAACAATTAAAATTTTTGGTCCGCCAGGCACTGGGAAGACTTACACTTTATTGAATAGATTAGACAAGTGGTTTAACAAAGGTGTGCAGCCACGAGAGATAGCTTATTTATCTTTTACTAACAAAGCTGTAAACGAAGCAAGGCATAGAGCAAACAAAAAATTTCCTGGGTGTGATGATGAAGACCTTGGTAACTTTAGAACCATACATAGTTTTTGTCGAAAGTTTAGAAAACAAGTTCCTGTTCTTGATCCAGAAATAGATATGGTTGAGTTTGCACAAAATTTAGGAATGGCTAAACCTGCATACGAAAACTACAATGGTGTAAACGTATTTAATGATTGGTCGCTTCGTGTTTATGACAAATCTAGAAACAAATTAATAAGACCTGAACAACAATTTGTTGAAGAACAATTTAAGAGAGCTACACTACCTAAGTTTCAATTAATTTATCAACAATACGAATTATTTAAACAAGATCATAGAGTTGACTTTACTGATATGATTACACACTTTATTGAAAAAGAAGAAGCACCTTATTTGAAAGTATTAATTATTGACGAAGCGCAGGATCTTACTCCTTTACAATGGAAAATGGTTTATAAATTAGCAGCAAGAGCACAAAAAATTTACATAGCTGGAGATGATGATCAGGCTATATTTGAATGGAATGGTGCAAATGTAAAAGATTATATAAACTTTCCTGGTCGTAATTATATTTTAAAACAATCACATAGAATTCCAAAAGTTGTACATGATTTTAGTGGCTATATTTCTGACATGATTAGGCCAAGAGTTGTAAAAGAATTTTTACCCTCAGGTAAAGACGGGCATATAAGAACTCATTCTTCTTTTGTAGATATAGTTGATATGATAAGTCAATCAGATGGGGACTGGCTTATACTAGGTAGAACTCAAGAGATAGTAAGAGAGTTAGAAGATCTTGCACGTAATGCGGGAGTATTTTTTCAAAACACAAAAGGTAAAACTTCTTTTGATATTAATAAATGGAACGCTATAAAAAGTTGGAATAAGTTGATGAATAAGGGTCTTGTATCTAAAGATGAAGCTGGTATATTGTATACATATGTTAATGAGATCGCATTCGGTTGGAGATCCATTGAAAGCAAAAGATGGATGAATATTCCTAGTAGTGATAAAATGGATTTAAATTTCCTAAGAGTTTTCGCAGGTTTAGTAGCTGATCCAGGACCTTGGCAGCAAGTATTTAATAGAAATTTCCCAGAAAAAGATAAATTTTATTTTGAAAAAATATTAGAAAATAAAATTAATTTAGATTTATCATCAAGAGTTACGATAGATACAATACACTCAATAAAAGGTGGTGAAGCAGATCATGTTTGTATTTACGAAAAAGCAAACTGGCCTGCACATTTTGGACATAAAGTAGGGGTTGCAAGAAGCTCTGAAGCTAGGGTATGGTATGTAGGGATAACCAGGGCAAGAGAAACTTTACATATTTTAAGAACTTATCACGAGTATTTCTTTCCATTGGCAAGACTGTATAATCAGTTTATAAAGGATAAATTATGGTAGTGGCTAAAGGCGATTGGGATTATTCGGGAGAACCTAAACTTAGGATTCTATCATTGGGAGCTGGAGTGCAATCATCCACAATGGCACTCATGGCTGATGAGGGAGCCTTTGGCCGCAAGCCAGATTATGCAATTTTTGCTGACACTGGTTGGGAACCAAAAAAAGTTTATGATCATTTAAAATGGTTAGAATCACAATTAAGTTACCCAGTCATTGTAACTAAAAATCACTTAAAATCAGGTAGTATAAAACAAGATTTAGAAGATGCTGCAAAAGGTAATGGATATATTATGCTTCCTTTCTTTGCTAAAAATACTGAGACTGGAAAAATTGGTATTGGTCCTCGTCAATGCACCAGGAATTACAAAATAACTCCAATCAATCGGCAAATCAGAAAGTTGATAGGATTAAAAGATAGGCAAAGATTTCCAAGATCTATGTGGGTTGAAGTTATGGTTGGTATCTCTACAGATGAAGCTATGCGTATGAAACCTTCAAGAGAAAAATGGATTAAAAATATTTGGCCATTGATAGATCATAAAATGTCAAGACAACATTGTTTAGATTGGTATGAGGGTAAAAATTTAAGACGACCTGCAAAAAGTTCTTGTATAGGTTGTCCATATCATGATAATACTTTATGGAATGAAATTAAAGTTGAAACTCCTGAAGAATTTGAGGAAGCTTGTAGACTAGATGATATGATTAGACATACTGGTCGTGATCCTAATATTGAAAGATATTTACATAGAAAAGGTGTACCTTTACGCTCCATTGATTTTGAAACACTATTAAAGAAAAAAAAGAAACCTGAAGATCAATTAGATTTATTTAATAATGAATGTGAAGGGATGTGTGGGGTCTAAAAAGAAAGCTTTAGAATACCAAGAGGGTGGAAAGCATTACGTTCAACATGCCATTCAACCTGTTGTTTATTGTATGAAAAATAAATTGAATACAATTGATTCAAACATTATCAAATATGCAACGAGAAGAAAGCCTGGCGAAACTGCAAAACAAAGATACAACAAGATTATACACTACGCAAAACTTGGAATAGAACTTGATGACCAATCAAATTAATTTTACATTTCAAGATTCTGATTGGACACCACCTACAAGGTTTCCGGATTTAAGAAACGAACCTGAAGTAGCAATCGACTTAGAAACTAAAGATCCAGAAATAAAAATTAAAGGACCAGGATGGCCAACGATGAATGGTAATGTAATTGGTATCTCTGTGGCTACAAATAATTTCAAAGGTTATTACCCAGTTGCTCATGAAGCTGGTGGTAATATGGATATGAAAATGGTTTTAAATTGGGTTCAAGATATATGTAGATCTAAAGCTACAAAATTATTTCACAATGCAGCTTACGATATAGGTTGGTTAAGAGCACACGGCATTGTTGTCTACGGCAAGATAGCTGACACAATGATAGCTGCTGCTTTAATAGATGAAAACAGAAGAGGTTATAGTTTAAATGCATTGTCTGTTGATTATTTATCTGAATTGAAATCAGAAGCTGGTTTAAGAGAAGCAGCAGAAGATTGGGGTATAGATGCAAAAGGAGAAATGTTTAAACTACCAGCTAAGTTTGTAGGTCCTTACGCAGAACAAGACGCAGTGTTAACTTATAAATTATGGCAACGTTTTAAAACAGAAATTACAAAACAAGATCTGACTGATGTATGGGAAATGGAGATGGAATTATTACCACTGTTAGTGCAGATGAGAGCTCACGGTGTACGTGTAGATTTAGAAGGTGCAGAGAAACTTAAAAAAGAATTTTTAAAAAGAGAAAAGGCTGCGCTGTTGAAAATTAAGAAAGCTGCGGGTATGGATATAGATATATGGGCAGCTAGATCTATTGCAAAAGCATTTGATAAGCTGAAGATATCTTACCCTCTCACTGAGAAGGCTAAAGAACCATCTTTTACTCAGAATTGGTTGACTAATTGTGAGGAACCTATTGCTGGTTTGATTCGTGAAGCGAGAGAAGTTAATAAATTTCACTCTACTTTCATCGATTCAATCTTTAAATTTGAACATAATGGGAGGATACATGCGGAAATAAATCAGTTAAAGGGTGATGCAGGGGGAACCGTCTCCGGTAGGCTCTCCTATGCTCACCCGAATTTACAGCAGATTCCAGCTAGGAACAAGGACCTGGGACCCAGGATCCGATCTCTGTTTTTACCCGATAAAAACTGTAGATGGGCATCGTTTGATTACTCACAACAAGAACCTAGGTTGGTAGTTCATTACGCTGCTAGTATAGGGTTTAATGGCACAGAGGACCTCATACAGGCCTATCAAGAAGAAAATACGGACTTCCACCAGACTGTAGCTGATATGGCTCAGATTCCGCGATCTCAAGCTAAAACAATTAATCTTGGAATATTTTATGGTATGGGTAAAAATAAACTATCACGAGAACTTGGTATAGATAAACAACAAGCAGATCAAATACTTAAAGAATACAATTTAAAAGTGCCTTTTGTTAAGCAGTTAGCAAACAGAGCTGCAGAATCAGCTGATAAGAATGGTGCTATTTGGACTCTCAAAGGTAGAAAATGTAGATTTAATATGTGGGAACCAAGCTCATTTGGTTTACATAAAGCAGCAGCATTTGAAGACGCAGTTAATAAATATGGTAAAAATAATATTAAACGTGCAATGACTTACAAAGCTTTAAATAGATTAATACAAGGATCTGCTGCTGATCAAGTTAAACAAGCTATGATAGATTGCGCTAAGAAAAATTTTATACCTTTAATACAAATACACGATGAATTATGTTTTAGTATACCACATGAAAGATTAGATCCTGCCTGTAAAGAAATAAAAGAAATAATGGAAGTTTGTATACCCGAGTTGAAAGTACCTTCAAAAGTAGATATAGCTACAGGTATGAATTGGGGTCAAACTAATGACAGTAAAAATTAACGAAACATTAAATATAGGCCAATGTCCTATGTGCCATGAGCACACACATTTTAATCCTACGAATAAAAAAAAGTTTTTTACTTGTACTCTGTGTTCAGAGACAGTTGAGCAAAAAATAAACGGTAAGGTAGTCTATACTGAAGTTGATGTTCCAGGGATTATTTTGGACCAGGATTAATCTTTAACTTCTACTTCTCTTTTTGCATCCGTAACACTCTGATTATTAATGGCAACTTTAAGATTTTTAATATCAATGTCCATCCATTTCATATCAGGAGTTACTCTCTTTTGGTTCAGTGCTTGTTCTGCCCACTGATGTTCCAACTTTAGTTTCTTTTGAACTAATTTTTGTAAGCTCATTATTAATCTCCTCAAAAGTTATGAAAACTTTATGGCTAGGTCTGAAATCGCAATCACCTACAATTTTAACTTTGTTATTTTGTAGATCTGCAACCATCAGTTGCTGAGCATCTTGATCACTTTGAGCATTTACAACATGATCTATATAACAATTGAAAGCCCAGCATTTAAACCGATAAGCTTTCATAGGCGAATTATATGCATTTTTATCTTCTCCTGTCAAGTCTTAACCTCAGGCTTTTGTGGCGGAATTATGACCTCATTACACTCAAATTTTATATATATTCTGTGTTGATTGACATCATTTGGCCCTATTTCAACAATTTTATCATGTGATTTTGTATAGCCATCGACCATGCAATTATAAATTGTAGGATAAGTTTCAGTAAATGTATACGGCGCTAAACAACTATTTGCTGAACCACTACATAAGATTATTGTTAGTATGAACTCCATAAAACACTCTACCTTTTTTTATTACCATTGTAAATAACTCTTGACTTAAGATGGGCATTTTGTATTATCGTGGGATAAAAAGGATGGTAACTTATGAACAAAAAAGAAATAATCTTTAAGATTAATACACTTGTCGAAATGTTATATACAACAGGACAAAAAAAAGGTCTTGAAGAAGGTGGAGAAATATTTGCTCCGGGTATAAGCAAAGCTAAAGATGCTGATGAGTATATATCAGCGCAATCTGTATTGACTGGACCAGTTGATACAACTGCTGGATCAGATCCACACCCGACACGTGGTGTGAAATCTTGGTCGGCAAAATCATTTACAGTTAAGATTCATGACGAAGATGATACGATTGAGTTTTGGGTAGATGGTGAACTAAAAAACAGACATAAATCAAATGCTGCAGCTGTTAAGTTTGAGCAATTGTTAATGCAAATAAAAGATCAATTGGCCAGTTGGAATGCTCTTGGAGAGAAGAAGGAGAACTAATGAGCCGAACAGATGGAGATAAAGAGTATCACTGCAACTGGGTTGTGTTTTCGAAGTCAATTCATAACATAATTAAAGATGTACCAACTTATGATTCGGAAGGTAGAATGTTAACACCGGAAGATTATCGTTGGGCATATGCAGTGAAAAGGTTAATTAATACTATCTTTGAACCTGAAGGTGGCGACAGAGGTATTTCATTCTTTGATAGAGAGATAGCTAATCAAACTATCAAAGCCGATTTACTTAGAAGAAAAAATAATAAACTAACACCATGATTGCTGTTGGAATTATAAAAACTATTTTGTTGGTAAGTTTATGCATTGGCATATTCTTACCACGATTTAGTTTATTAGTTTTAGTATGCACATTATGGTATTTTATGTAGAAGGGAATAACTTATGGACATAAATAAATGGAAATCTGTAGCCGTGAGGAAGAAATCTCATACATTGTTACAGGCTTTGTGCTTAAAGGAATATCGAAAGCCAGCCGAGTACATAGAGCTTTTGATTGATAAAGAAGTAGCTAGAAGAGCTAAAGAAAGAGGTATGGCTCCTGAATCATACCAAGCTAAAATAATGAAGGATATGGAGAAGACTGGAGGCAAGAATGGCAGACGCAAATGAGTCTACATTTTATAAAAGCTGTCCGAGTTGCGATGGCAATCATTATGTTAAAAAGGAACTGCCTGAAAATGTCTTGCAATTAGATGGTGATAACTATATGAATTGTCCTATATGTGTCGTACAAAACGACAAGACCACGGACAACGGACCAGTGACGGTATTAAAATGATAGGAGGCAGCTTCATCAATGAGTTACCATCATCGATCTTCCAAGAAACTGTCTCCTGTCACAAACAGGAGCAATGCATACAGAATACGAATCAGAACCGGTATCAGCCGAAACAAGGCTATGGAAAGCTGTTCTTTGGAGAGCCTTTGATGACTTATTCTATAGAGGTCTTGAAAGATCTTTGGTCGTTGCTAAAAAGACAGCCAGGGCTTGGTTCCAATCAAGAGATGAGAATTTTAAATTAGTATGTATGTTTGCTTCTTACGAACCGGAATACATAGTAGATCAATATATAAAATTGAAAAAAACAAAAATAGAATACAGCTATACACAAGCACAAGTAAATTATTTAAAACAAAGGGAGAAATATCTAAATGACCATAGAAGGAGATTCTAGAGAATATGATTTGCTAGCGTTATGGAGCGAAAGACTAGCTAAAAAAAATAAAAACAAAGTAATGCTTACAGCTGAGGTTGGAGTTAGAAAAGGTCTTGGGACCAAACTAATTATGAACTATATCCGACCAAATTACTCAGGATTACATTTTCATGTAGGTATAGATCCATACGGAGATCTTGTTTATCAACACTACGATAAGTCTAAACCTAGTAAAATGGATTATGACCAAAAAATGTTTTCAGAAGTCAAAAGAGATTTTGCAGAAGAACCTAGATTCAATTTGATCAACTTGACTGATGTTGCATTTATGGAGAAATACTATTATGGAGTAGATTTTTACTGGGAAACAAATAAGTATTTATTAAATGAATATTCTCTTGTGCATTTTGATGGTCCACATAAAACAACTGATGTTTTAAATGAGGCTATCTTTTTTGCTGAACGTGCTGCACCAGGAGCAGTATTTATTTTTGATGATTGGAAAACATATAATTGCAATGTTATCCGAGATGTATTAAATGAATATGGTTTTGATTTTTGTAGTAATGGATCAAGAAAATTTATAATGGAGAGAGTAGCG